TATAGTTAAAACATTAGATAGAAGTAAGTTATTACCATTAGATGTTAATAAAGACTTTAGGTTTGGATATCTATATGTGGAAGTAGATGATTATGCAGCAAACTTAATGACTTCTCAACATGGTGCATTTAAATCAAATTCTATAGATATGACCCTTACTAATACTACTGCTGGGGTTGGATTTGGTAATATGCAAAAGAAGTCTACGAATACTGATATTTTAAACAATATAGCTAATTCTATAGCTGAGAGAATAACTCCTAAGTTTATAGTAAATAACCAGGATATAAAGTATGAGTTATATAATATATTAAATCAGGCTTATGGCAAAGGTTCAAATGGTATGGGTGTTAATATATCATTCTTACCAGTTCACACAGTAGAGCATATTTATTGGAAGAAGGATTCAAATGGTAGAGGTATATCTGAATTATCTAAGTCATTGATACCTGCTAGACTTTATATATCATTGTATACATGTAATACTATAGGTATTCTTACAAGAGGTTTTGATAGAAGAGCTTATTATGTAAAGAATAATATAGATACTAATATATCTCAGAATATGATGTCAGTTATAAATGCTATAAAAGCTAATAATAAGGGTATGAGAGATTTCAATAGTATCAAAAATATAATCCAGACTTCTGGTATATACAATGACTTATTAATTCCTATGACTAAGAATGGTGAATCACCAATAGAGTTTAGTATAATGGAAGGTCAGAATATAGATACTAAAGAAGCATTATTGGAACAGTTTGAATCTATGGCAGTAAGTCCTATAGGAGTTCCATATGAATATCTTATGTCTCGTAAGTCAGTTGACTATGCTATTAGGCTTACAATGGCAAATGGTAAATTCTTAAAAGAATGCTATAAACGCCAGGGTGTTTATGAAAAATTCTTAACTAGAATTCATAATAAGATATATAATTATGAATATAATAATGATGATATATTGGAAACTAAACTACCACCACCAGCATATTTATCAATATTAAATGCTAATCAGATGATAGATAATAGTAAAGCTCTTATAGAGAGTATAGTTGACATAATAAATGTCGATAGCGAAGAAGTTAGTGAGACAGTATTAAAGCAATTAAAATTAACATTAGCTAAAGAAATGTTATCAGGTTATATAGACTTTGATAAGGCTGAAGAAAACTTTAAGACTGCTAAAGTTCTCAAATCACCTGCTAATGCTGACGGTGTTGATGAAGATAGTGGTGGCGATTACCAATAATTATAAAAGACGTATAATAAGAGTATACCGAAAGGTATACTCTATTATATGCCTGTAAACAACATTTTTATCTTATTAAATATATTACCATTATTAAACTTGGCAATTCTTTCTTCATATTGTTCATTAAGAAGATTTACATCGGATTTTTTTATTCTCATATATGCAATAGTATCTTTTAATTCATCTATTTCATCTTGTAAAATCTCAACGTATTCAGCATCTTCTTTAGCAGGGTTACCACGGTAGTTCATATCGGCTAATCTAAGTTTATAGTAATTATACTCTTTACAATATGATTTAAATAATTCATATTCAAGGTCTCTTCCCACACATCATCACGCTCCTTATCATATTAGCTTATATAATAAGGTTATTATTTTAATACTTTTATAAATTAACCGTATTTACAACCTTGTCAACTGCTTCAAGCAAAGCACCCATGTTTGCAGTAAGGTCTTCATTAATAGTCTTAGCTTTTTGTGTATAAGCTTCTATCTGGACTCTCATAGAAGTAACTTCTTCCTGCTTAACTAATACTTTAGCTTCAGCAGCTGCTAGTTCCTTTAGTACAAACATTTCAGATAGACTAACAGGTGGTCCAGCGACACCACTAGCTAAAGTAGTATCATATTGGTTTGTTTCTGAATTATAAGTAAACCTTATAATTGGGTCATAACTTGCTGGCATTAATTAACACCCACTTTCTTTTCAATCTTATCTAATATAGCATTTATATCAGCTATTAAAGATTCATATTTCTTATATAAAGTATCACACTCAGCTTTTAATCTATTAAAAGTTGCAAGAGATGTCTGATCGAACTGTTCAATCTTAGACATTTCAGCCTTAAAATTAACTACTTCTGCATCCTTAGCAATAACTGCATCAACACTAACTGTTGGTCCTATTGAACCGTCAGCTAAAGTAGTAGTAAAAGCTCTAATGACACTATTATATGTCATACCTGTAATGGCTAATCTCTTAGACATGATTATTCACCCTCTTTCACATACTTCTTAATTACTGTATTATATCCATCAAGAGTTTGCATCAAAGTATTATTCTGCTGAATATACTGAACAAGTGACTTAACCTTCTTAACACCTGTAACTAATCTTTCAGGAGTAACAAATGGGTCAGATGGTATAACTAGAGTATCTGTTCCACCTTCAGTAAGTGATATGTTAATTACGTTACCATAACCAACTTCAACCTTATACTTACTAGAATCTACAGTGTAATCTTCATTTCCAGCTGGTGGTGGAGGTGTAACAGTACCACCCTTAATCTTACCAACCTGTTCCTGAAGCCTCTTGATTTCTTCATTAAGCAATGCAATTTCTTTCTTAGCTTCATTAATAACAGTATTTTCAAGATAAGAATCAAGATTCTTCATCTTACTCATGTAACCTGGAAGTATCTTTAATAAGTCTATTAAAGGAAACTGTTCAGGTAATCCAAATTCATGGAAAATCCCATCTATATCATTTATTATAAAATTATTAGCAATTATCTTACTATTAACGGAACCATTTTTAATTATCTCTTGTAACTCCAGAGATAATTCGTCCATACTTATTTTACCAGTAGCCATTATTTAGCACCCCCTTCAAGCTCATTAATTTTAGCTTCAAGTTTAGCTAATCTAGATAATACATTTTCTAACTTAGCTTCTGTATCCATATACTGTTCGATAAGAGTAAACTCTTCCCTATTATATGAGAACTGGTCATATTCATATAGTGTAGCATCAAGTACTTTACCTTCAACTATAGGGTTTGGTGTAGCTTTTACGTTCTTATTTACATAAACAGTAGTAGGAGAAGATGACTGGTCAACCAGCATCGGTTTAGTATATGAACTAACTCTTTTCTTAATCATATAATTTACCTACCTTTCACTAACAAATGTAAGCTTAGCACCTACAAGTTTTTCATTAACAAATGTAAAGTTAAAGAATCCTGGTTCTCTACTCATTCCTTCATCACCCTGATTATTTAGTATAAGATGTACATTAGCATCTTCTACTGGGTCACATATAGCGACTGAACCAAAGTAACTTCCACTTGTACCATCATTCATCTTATCTTCTATAACTGGGAATAGAATATCCTGAACAACACTTACAGACTTTACATAAGTCATATGTAAATCCATAGTAGGGATTGTAACAGAACCATCTATCTTAACATAGTTTGCTTCTGGGTCATAAGGACCAACTTGTCTAAGTCTAACTTCCTTTAAACCATTTAAATAACAACCTTCAATAAACCTTGGTGTATTGAATAGATTGTTTATATAGAATAGAGATACAGACTTATTGAAAGTTCTATTAGGTAGTGGTAAGGCAAACTTATTATATGAATTAGATGTAATAGTTATAGCTTCCTTATCAGGTTTACCCATGAATGACTTCACATCTGAACACTTAGAAACTAACATAGTTAACAATGTTACATAGTTAAGTCTAGCTAAGTTTTCTATATTATAACCCTGACCAGTATTTCTAGCAGCGTTTCTAAATGTAGTTATGTCTTTATACTTATTGACATTTGTACCACTTATAGACCTTAGCTTACTATCCTTGATAGCACCGTCATACATACCATAATACATATATTCACATTCAGTCTTATTATCATGCTCAGATATAAATGCAGTAGACTGATATGAACCATCTATCTTATAATTAGAGATTTTGAATGTAAGTTTATCTTCAGAAACATTTATAGAATAATATTTCTTCTTAAACTGTGCAAATAAATCAGCCTCTCTAGGAATTAATTCACCTGATTCCATTCTACCTTCTTCTTCAAGAGATAAATATCCCTGGAATACACCATCTATAACAGCACAAGGTTTTACATCCTTTATGATAAATGTATTTAACCAATCACCATAAGATACACCCTGATTAGTAACTCTCATTGGGGCAAATCCCTTAGAATCTTCAATATAAGTTATATTAGTTAAAGGATCTGGATTCTTTAAGTTCATCTCAAATCCATATATATCTACCTTCTTATATAAGAACTTGACTTCATTGTTTAAGCTTTCAGTTATTATAGTAGAAGACTCAGGTCTACGATATCCTATAAGCTTACTAGTAGTTATAGTATACTTCTTATTAGTCATTACCTGGAATCTAACTATACCACTTTCATCAACGACATCTTTCTTATTAAAAGTATTACCATCAGTTATAGAAACTTCTACACCTCTAGGTGATACACCATTATCAGTGTCTACTACAACTGTAACCTGAGTACTACTTAACTCATAGCCTAATGCTAAACTATGAGTAGACTTATTAGAACCAGATTTAAAGTATCTATTAGCAGGTTTTATAAATCCTTGAATTTCTGTATTTACTTTACATTCATATGATGTATTTGAACTTAATGTAACAACTTCACTTCTACTATGCATAGTGTAATTAGTAGCGACATCATTCTTTAAATCTGTAAAAGTAAGGTCTACAGTACGACCTTCTCTAAATTCTATTCCTGTAACATCAACGTTTACAAAAACTTCATCCTTTAAGAAAGTCAATAGTACATTAGATACACCACCACTAAGAGTATTGATTATTCTCTTACCAGTAGGAGCATATCCTGTAACATCAGTAGCATATATTTCATACTGAGCATTAGCATGAACTGGTACAGTGTATACATTAGTAACACCATTAGTTCTAACTTCAGTGGTTTCACCAGTAGATACTCTTCTTACATATATTGTAGTCGGAGGTGCTGGTTTATTATCCTCAGTATCTATAGTTATATTACACTCAGTCATCTCAGTGTTGTATATAAAGAATAAAGTATTTATATTACCAAGCACAGCAGTGATGACCTGTGGTTGTGGAGTCTTATATCCATCCTTTTCACCAATAGATATTTCATATCTAAAACCAGGTTTTAAGTCTATATTGTTTATAACTCCAGTAGCTTGAACTGTTGTAGTTGTAGCAGTGTTCAATTCTCTTATATTAATATCTACACCATTTACCTGCTTATTATCATAAGTATTTATAATAACTTTACAAACGGTATTACCTGACCATTCTATATCATAATCTGCATCAGACTTCTTAACTAGAATAGCACCCTTAGTACCACCATCAGGTAGACAATGAATCTTAGTAAACAATTCACTAGTAAGCTTGTCAGCAGTAACTGAACCGTCTTCAAGCATACTTCCATCAACATAGTCAATTTCATTTACCTTATTAGGGTCTTTGACATTCTTTAAAACAAGGAAATCAAAATAAGTTGTTTCATTAGTCTTACCCCATTCACCTTGTTCAGTACATACAATTTTAGTACCATCATCAGAAATGGTATAGTCTAAACCACGTGTTAAAGAAACACTGTTTCTATATACAAACAAAGCATCTACATCTGGTATAAAATCTTCTATCTGAATAGGAATTTCATCTTTCTGAGTATGTAACTCGTATCTTGAAGAAAAATTAGCTATAATTGAACCATTTGAATCAAATATCATCTGTCTTAGACTGGGAGCTAATTCAAAAATAGTTACACCATTTTGTTGCATAAATTTATTCCCCTTTCTTTTTAGTTTATTATATTGTTTTTTATAATGAATTCCCACCACCTTTAAGATGATGGGAAACAATCTTAAACAAATGTTATACGGGCTGATACCTTATCATGTCCTTCAGTCCAATTATAGTATACATTCATATACCATAAACCAGCTCTATTACCACTAACATGTGAACCACTTATAGTAGGAACAGGGAAGTTTGGACTTATATAACCCATATCGTTATAGTAATTTAAATTACCAGTAGTCTGCTGTGGTAATATACCAAATGAACCAGCAGTACACTTAGTGATTATATTATTAGATATAACTGTAGGGTCAGATATAGGAACTGATACTTCAGCTTCAGCATAATCTTGTGGGTTACCAGAATAAGGACCATGTTGCTTATATCTAAATGACCTATCTGAATATAATAAACCTAGTAACCATTTTTCTGTATTACCCCAAAGATTTTCTATATAAAGGGTTCTAAGAACTTCATTAGAAGCATAGAATGCTCCATGAGTATCTGAACCACCTGTAGATAAAATTAAGTTACCCTCAGTATTACCTCTTCCATATACAAACTGAGAGTCTAATGATTTAGACATCAAAGTTAATATACACTTAATGTATAAATTCTTAGAATAGTCTTCAAGTGCATATCCTAATGCCTTACTATTTATAGCAGAATACATACCTAGGATACTCTTATTAACAACTGGTTTCTTACCAGGTAAAGACCTTAGTACACCATTCTGGTCTTCAGAAGCTTCATACATACCATAGTACATATAATTTTTAACTTCGCCTGAATTGTTTTCAAATGCATAAGCATGGAATGTATCATCTTTCTTTATAGTACAGATTCTGAATTCAATTCTACCATCTATACCTTCCTTAAATGAATAATACATCTTTTCAAATCTAACCATAAAGTCACCAGCAAAGTCTTCATTAAGTAAAAGGTTATTATAATTAGCACTCTGATTATTTATATCAAGCATCTTAACTTCATTACCTCTGTCTAATATAACAGGTTTTGCTGAATTAAATATGATTGAGTTTTCCCATGAACCTAAATCAAGTCTACCATTAATAGACTTAGCTGGTATAAAGTCTACACAATCAGCTATATATGATACAGATGCATAAGGGTCTGAATTACTAGGGTCTATTACAAAACCATATTCTACTATCGGTGTATATGGGCATGTAAATCTAGTATTGAAATATGGGTCCAATACATCCTTATGTTCACCAGCTATATCAGGCTTAGATATATACTTAGTAGCAGATGGAGTTGCTATCATTCTATTAGAGCTTAAAATTTCTATCTTATAATGTTTACCACTCTTAACCTTAATGATAGTACCAGCTTTCACATTATCTATAACTTTATAAGTTTCTAGTGCAGCAGGTTGTGACCCTGCTGAAATCTTTATATTGTAGTATCTAGTGTTTATATTACTATTCGTAAAATAACCCTGAGATGTTATCTCAGGAGTGAAAGTAATAGTATTAGCATCTTCTTGTATAGTTACAAACTCTGTCTTAGGTAGAGTTCCTGCTTCAACTACTATGATTTTGTTCAATATATTGAATTCTCCGTCTACCTTAGATCTTATTTCATAAGGTACATTATTTTGAAGATTTAGATTTACAATTGCTTCACCACCAGTTGATGGTAATGTAGCTGTTTCAATAGTTATTTCACCAGTTCTCTTATTATAAATCTCAAGCTTAGTTGTATATACACTCTTATCATTTACCTTAGTTAATAGAGACGGACTTAAAGCGTTTATATAATCTTCTTTATACATAGGAATATATTCACTCATTGGTCTAGGTAAATCAATAACCTTTATAAGTTTAACATTCACAGTTATCTCTCTGAAGTTATCAGTTATAGGTATTTTTACAGTAGATATACTATGAGTATAGTCTAATTCAAACTTAACAGTTGTAAGCTGTTTTATACCTGTACCAGCAAGTTCTTCAACTTCAGCTTTATATATACCATTCTTAAGTGATATCATCTTGGATATGTTTTTACCTGCACCTTCAAATGTATATGTATAAGATTCTTGATTTAAAAGGTTTGTTATCTTAACCTTAGGGTTAACAACTGATACATCAGAAGCTACCACAAACTGAATATCATGAGCCTTATCAACCATATTCACATCTAATTGTATAGGAGTATTAGATTCTACCGTAATAGGATAACTATCATTTTCAGGTTTAAAACTCTTATTGCTGAATATATAAACTTTATATTTACCTACTGGTAAATTTGATATATGATGTACACCATTCTTTATAGTATACATGAATTCTTTACCATTAAAGTCATCGACAACTCTAGCTGTCACATCACCAATATCAACTTCAGAATTGGTTTTAAGAACTATACTGACTCCAGTAAAGTTCAGCCATTCGAAATCATTAGTTGAGTTAGATTTTTTTATTAGGTATGCACCCTTCTTACCACCTGCTGGTATAAGAGCGTCACTAATAGCCTTAGGAATCTTATCGACACCAACAGTACCTGGTATAAGTTGCATATCCGATAAAGTGGTATAATGTTTTACATTCTTTATTACAATGAATTCAAACTTAGTTCTCATACCTGGAACAGTATTCCATTCACCATCAGTACACATGATACGAGTATTTGTATTATTGAATACATAATCAAAGTCTTGCTTTAAGAAAGTACCATTCTTGTGTACCAATAGAATATCAACACGTTTTACAAATTTTGTAATCGGTATATCAACTATCTTAGTCGGTCTATCTATAACAACAGAATCGTAGTAAACAAATATATTGTCATTAGTCTTATTCTTAAGCATATCTAATAAGCTTTTACTTACTTCTTGCTCAGTAATCTTACCAATCGGTTGACGCATAATGATTTATCTCCTTTCGTTTTTAAAATTTATTATATTGTTCCAATATAATATTAGAACCATTGAGTATAAAGGAGGTTGAAAAACTATGATAATTAACGCACCTAGGGTAAATAATGTGACTATTTACTACCATCTTAATACTAAGAATAAAACATTCTTAAACATGGTTGATTATTTATCACGAATAGGTATAAAAAATAATAAATTTTTCTGTATATTATTTGATCCAGATTTATATAATATAGATCCTTTTGACCCATCTTTAAATGCTTTTATGAAGCAGAAAATTGCGATGGAATGTACTAAAAATTACTGGTACTTTATAAGAGAATGTATAAGAATACCAGACCAGGGTTCCACTCAAGGTGGTTCACCATATAGATTGGATAGAGGTAACTTGGCATTAAATTATTGTTTAGTGAGAAACCTTAATGTATTTACGGAATTGCCACGACAGTTCGGTAAGACTATAAGTATATGCTGCCGATTATTATGGGAATATTTGTTTGGTACTACTAACTCAGAAGCTTTATTATTAAATAAAAAGCATGATGATAGTAAACTGAATTTACAGCGTATAAAAGATATAAGGTCAGCGTTACCACAGTATTTACAATTGAAGCATGAAACTATTTCAGATGCTACAGGAAAGAAGGTAAAATCTAAAGAAAACGTAACGTTTATGGATAATCCTATAAATAAGAACTCTATTAAGACTGCACCTTCAGCACGAAGTAAAATGCAAGCAAGTTCATTAGGTAGAGGTAATACTCAGCCTAGACAATGGTATGATGAGTTTGCATTCATACCATATAATAGAGAAATATACTTATCAGCTACTCCAGCCTATTCTACAGCATCAGCGAATGCTAGAAGGAATAATGCACCTTATGGTAAAATAATATCTACTACACCTGGTATATTAACTGAAGATATGGGTAGGTATGCATATCAGATGAGAGAAAATGCTACTAAGTTTAGTGAGCTATGGTATGATATGAATGACCGTGATTTATATGAATTATTATCAAAGAATACAGCTTCAGACTTTATACATATTAGATTTACATATAAACAGTTAGGTGCTGGTGAAGCATACCTACAGAAGATGATAGTTGAAATGCAGAAAGAATGGGAAGCTATACGTCGTGAAGTTTTACTTGAATGGGCAGAGTCTTCAGATAACTCGCCATTTACTAAAGATGAATTAAATGCTGTTGGAAATGCTATAAAAGAACCTATAGGTCAGATGAAGCTATGTAAATATTATGACCTTAATGTTTACTCGCCATTAAATACAAGAGAGACTATTCCAATTATAGGAGTCGACGTGTCAGGTGGTTACAACCGTGACTCATCTGCTATTACGGTTATAGATTCAGACACTACTAAGGTTATAGCTGACTTAAATTGTAACTATATAAAACCTGATGAATTAGCAGCATGTGTTGTTGAATTAGTTACTAGATATGCACCAAGAGCTATTGTTAATGTCGAACGAAACGGTGGTTTCGGTGCAGCTGTATTAGGAATGCTAATTAAGTCTCCAATTAAGAAAAATCTTTATTATGAATATAAAGAAAGAATTCTTGAAGAAAGATATGATGGTTTTAAGGTTGATAAGAAGAAAGCTACTGTAAAAGTATATGGTATAGATTCAAGTAGGAAACTTAGAGACCAGTTGATTGAAATACTTAGACAGAGAATGACAAATCATAAAGATAAGTTCATATCTCCTATCATCTATGATGAATTAAAGACACTTGAAGTTAAGAAGAGTGGTAAGGTTGAGCATTCATCTAATGGACATGACGACCAGATATTCTCTTACTTAATGGCTCTTTATGTATGGTATTATGGTGAGGACTTACGTGAAAGATATGGTATTATTAAGAACGCACTACAAACTGATGAAAATGTAGCTGAAGAAATTATCGATATTGAAGAAAAATATCAAGCTATAGATATCAGTGATAGTATAGTAAATAAAACTTATAATGCTGATGGAGTAGTATTGGATAATGTTAGTCAGCAGATGGCTTATCTTAATTCAACTCAGTTTAATACTGAAGCTGAATGGAGAAATAAAGTCCTTAGAGCAGACGAAATGCATTTGATTCAATTACTTCAAACTCCTTTAGGTAGAAAAGCATATAAAGAAACTTATAATGCAACTGACAGTGATATAGAGTTATTAACTGGTGGTACATTTGCACTAAGTAATTCTATATCTGAATTCTATGGAGGTTCTATAAATGAAGATAGTCAGTTTATACATTATTATGCTAATGACCCAAATTTACCAAGAATAGAATCATAAAGATATGTACTGTATAGGGTGTGTATCCCTATACAGTATTATTTGCTAAAATACATATCTTGTAACAATTGAATATAAATTTAAATTTTTAAGGGAGGTAATTCCATATGATAAGAAATAGTAATTCAATGGTGAATGCTGAAGCAGACTTAGCTTCTATTTTATCAATATTCGACCCTACATATATATTCGATATAATAGATGTGGTTTTAAGTAATGACTATTACACTAGTAATGATACTACTAATATCACAAATGCTATATATGTAGTGGAACAAAAATACATTAATAAATGTGCAGAGTGTAGCGATGATTATGATATACTTGAATCTTTAAAATTAAATAGGTATAATCTTTATATTGAGGTTATTGAATATATTTGTAATAAATTTGATATAGCTGTCAATCTCGATATGATTGACTATAATAACGTATATTACATTGCTTATTATATATATAATTTACTTGTAAACTACTACAGCAATATATCTAATTTCTTAGTGGCTTATATTTTAAAAAATAAGAATCAGATTTATGATATGTATAATTTAGCTGAGTTTAAGAAGAATAAAGATAGTAGTACGATATATAATAAGAAGATGTATAAGAATACCAAGGTTGCTATCATTATATCAAATCTTGAGTATGTAATTCAGAATGTGGTAAGTAATGTATCTTTTGACGAGTATGTAAATACCATATATGCTGAAGCTAATGGTGTTCCTACAGTATTGCTTAATATACTAAGACCAACTAACCCATATTATGTAAAGTCTATGATTGATAGTATATTTAAGAATGTAAATACTACACTTATTCTTATATCTGATATAAGAGTTAAATTATCTGATAATATCATAAATGAAACTTTAAATGATATATCAATACATGATTATATAGAAACTGAGGAGGAAAACATTTAATGACTGAAGAACTACATGAAGCTAAAGTAGCTACTAGTGTCGACCCTAAGAATGGTACGACTCATATAATGGAAAATTTTGAAAATTCCATTCCATTGTCTGATGAAGAATTAAAAGATATGATTGCTAATAGTGACACACCTGATAATTTTATTACAAATAATATAATGGGTTCTTTTAATGATGCTTTAGGTGAGCATAAAGATATATTAGAATTCACTAAGCTGGTAAATGATTACAGGTATGGTAAGATTGATAGGATTAAATTCAATCAATTACCTAAGAATATAAGAGATATCGCTATATCTAATATAGGTAAAGACCCTAAAGCTTTAGCAGCTTTTACAAATACATATGTGAATGATATGATTGAAGATATAAATCAAAATGCATCCCGTAAAGTATTTTCACATGATATAGATACTGGTGAGGGTAAGACTTATGATGATTTATATAATGAACAGTTTGAAACTTATAGCATAAGCAATACTGAAGAAGGAGAATCCGAATTATATAAGACATTCATAGATGCTTTGAATTTTGAAACATTGTCTAAGTCATGTAAAACTCCTTTACCTAGATATAGAAAGTTATACAAGCACATTGATAGGTTAGAGAAGACTTATGAACATATTTACTCAGCTAAGAGAACTGCTATGGTATCATTATCACCAACCAATATACCTTATATATTAGATAGACATTTCGTTATTAATGGTATTGAAGATTTTGAATTTATACATTATGAATTATTGGAATTGATTTTCTTACAGTATGTAATAGATAATAACCTAAAAGTATCTAAACTTGAAGACCATATGTATATGTATATGACAGTAAAGTCTATATAT